GGCTCAACAAAGTTCTCCTTTGCTTTTTCTGCCATCTCATTTTGCCACTCACCGACTTCGCACATATCGCCCTCTTTGGCGTATGCCTCGACAGCTTCCGCCATCTTCTTACCGATTTCAGTGTAGTCTATTTTCTTGTTATCAATTAGGGCCTGCCCAATTGACCTAAGAACGGTGTCGCATACCTCGATGATATCTTCATCTTCGACAAGGTAATCCATGTCTCTTAATCGCCACGCTGTCCATTCTTCATCTGTTGGCTCTGGTCCGTCATCATAATCTGGTGGGCTTAAAGGTGGCTCTCCTGCCATAACTAACTCCTTAGTGGTAACGTGAAATAGACCAAACAATCTTTTCCACTTCTGTCCTGCCTAGCGGCGGTCGGCACTTGTTCTCATTTATTGCTAAGAGCATCGCAGAAACCTCATCAACTGTGTGCCCTCGTTTAAAGAGCTTGCCGCATAAGCTGGTGAGTGCGTTGTTCCTATATTCGTCAATGATTGGCAGGTCGTCAAAATTCCCTGATTCGATAGCAGGCATTGGCACCGATGGTGCTCTTGGCTTTTCTTCAGTGACAATCTTGTGTAGCCACTGGGGAAACTTTTGCAGCTTAAACTTTGTAGGGCACCGGTCGAATGCATACCGCTTGCCTGACACATGCAGAGATGGGGGCAGAATAACGTGCCCACCTTGCGAGCGAATGTCGAGCCCAGGCTTAAAGCCAACCAAGTTCTTCACCTTTACGCCCTGGAAAAATAAATGCCACCCACCGCCACCAGTGCGTGCTCTAGGGGTTTTTCGTAAGTATGCGGCCCTATCGTTGTCCAGCAGCTCTTCTAGGCTCTGGCGGCCTTTCTCGCCGTCCACATCGAGTACCGTGATGCTGCCGCAAGCAAGAGCGAGATTGTAGTTAGGATTGTCGGCAAACCACTCCTTGACCTGCTCAGGGTCAAGGGTGGCATCTTTCCAACCCCGCCTTGTTGCGGGGTGCTTGCCGATTGATGAGCACTCTGGTCCATGGCGGCATGTGCAGACCGCACCTTTTTGGACCCCATGCGCCGGAAACACAGGCCAGCCATTGCGCGTAAACCAGAGTGCCCACTCAAGCATCACTCTGCTCCAGCCATCTCGTCACCGGGAGGAGGTGGCAGATCGTCGGAGCAGGCGACCAATGGCTCAAGGCCCTTTGGTGGCATACCGGCTGAAACAAGCTGGAATGCTGCTCGAAGTTTGCTTGCGGCTTCCTCGTCAAAGTCAGAAGCCTTCTTGATTTCTAAGTAAGCAAGAACACGGTCGGGCTCAATCTTGTACTCCGCAAAAGAGTCAGCAGCCTTCTTGAAGTGTTTGCGGTTAGTAGCCGCACTGCGCTTCTTTGGTGGCGGCTCAAGGACAGCCTTTGCCTCTGGCGTTGGCGCAACCTGCTCGATTGCTCGGCTTGGGATTGTTGCCAGCTCTGACTCGTCTAGCATACCTAGCCCGCATATCGAAAGTGTCAGCCGGCGCTTTGCCTTAGTGATTGCCTTCATCCTATCGTTGACACCATCCATGCCCTTGCGCATAGGCACAACTGCGATGTCTTCATCGGTTCTTCCGTCAGGCGTCGTGCCTCTAGCATGAACCATAATCATCCCGTCCTGCACTTCGTTCTGCAATATCTCGATACTGATACCGTGAACTTTGCGAAGCTGGTCAGCACAACCTTTTGTTGCGTAGAGCTTAAGCTGCCCATTCAAGCGGATATACTGAAAGGGCTGCGTCATTGGGTTAAGACCCATGTTCTCGCAAAGCTTCTTCAAGAAAGCCAGTCGAGCCTCTGGCTGCAAAGCGCCGAGGTCATTGTTTACGAGCGCTAATTCTGCTGCTTGAACCATGTCTGTCATTTCATATCTCCAATGCTTTTAAGGATGATGACATACGACGCTTGCCGTTTTTGTCAGGGGAGAACGTAATCTTGGCACCGTCGCCAAAGTCAATGCCGCGATACTCGCCGGTTGCTTCACGCAATTGATTTTGAAGCAGCGAAATACGCGTCTTGTTTGCTTTCTCAATCTTCTTAAGCTGTGCCAGCTCCTCGGCATAGGCACGCTCGTCAAGTGACGCTTCTCTCAAGTTCTCGCTCTTCATGGCAATCTTTGCAAGATGGCGAGCACAAGCAGCAGACGCATCTGTCGGCGGAGCAATTCCTGTCTCAACATGGTCTTTCCAAAATGAAACAGCCGCATTCATCTGCTCGGCAAAGCGCGCAGGGTCTTCCTTGATCACATAGATTTTCGGAAACTCAGTAGGAAAGAACTGGACACTAAGAACACAGGCTGGAGCGCCCGTCATACCGCAGTGCCAAATACACTGGTCCTTATAGCCCTCGTGAACATCATCGGTCCACTCTTCCCCATAGTAGTCACGGTCAGCTCGATAGCCTGCCTTTGTCTCAATAGTGTACAGAGGCTTGTGATGGCGTGTAGAAGGTACTGCGAAGCCATCGGCAGTGTCCCGAAGGTTCACACCGTCAACTTCCTTGTACACAGTCTTCCCTGGCTTGATGATGATATCGAAGCCCTGGCGTTGTAGCTTCATCTCGGTAAGCTTTAAAAACGACGACTCTAGCACCGTCGCAACTTCCATGTACTCAGCGTTGGCAAAGACCTCTTCCTCGTCGGTTACCTTTGAACCCCATACGTCGTACGGCCCCCTGTGGGTGCAAGTGCCCATAATGCTTTTAATCTCGGAGCTACCGATGCAAACCTTGCGAGGTAACCCTGGTAATGAACTTGTCATAAAAATCTCCTAAAAGTTAGCTGTGCTTGATACTAAGCTCAAACAATGCTAACGTCAACTTTATTTCACTTTTTGGAGAAGATACTATGGGTAAGCAAAGATGGGAAAGAGTTGCAGCGATGTGGAAAAGCAAAAAGCCAGGAACTATGACAGGCCAAGCCGAAGGTCTGCTTGGTGTTATGCTTGGAGGTCGCCGCCTTGTTCTGCAAGAGAACGACAAGAAAGAAAGCGACGCGCACCCTGACTACATTATCAGCCTTGCGCCAAATGACGACGAGCAACCACAAAGCTCCGGCAGCTCTAACAGCTGGTGATTGTAGGGCTTTTTGCTGCTGTCAGCCTTGCGCTCGCCTTTCTCCTGGGGTGGGCGCAAGCAGGCCCTACGAAACAAGACAGCAGCGTGTTAGAGTTTATCAGGGGGCAATATGAAGATAACGGCAGTCGTGCTGACTCTTATGCTGACCCTGGCAATAGGATTGAAGATAAGAGCACGGGCTAAAGAAAAAGAACTGTCTCGACGCATTGCGTCAGAACTAAATCGCGCAGGATTCTGGAATGAGGATAGACGAGATTAGGGAAAGTGGGCGACCACTTGTAGTGAGCGTAAGCGGTGGCAAAGATAGCACGGCAGTCATTCTGTATTTAAAAGAACAAGAAATAGAGAAGACTAACCCTGTCCACTATGTGTTTGCAGACACAGGCTGGGAGCATCCTGAAGTCTACTCGTATTTAAACGAAGTGGTTAATCCGCTCTGCAACGGCAAGCTTAACAGGGTGCAATCAAAGAAGTACCCTGGGGGCATGGCTGACCTTGCAAAAGGTAAGGGCATGTTTGCCAGTCGGCAATACCGCTTCTGTACGTCCGAGCTAAAGGTTGTGCCTATCATCGAGTTCTTGGAGCAGTTTGATAACCCTATCAACGTGGTCGGGATTAGGGCGCAGGAGTCTTTCCGGCGAAGCAAGATGGATGAGTGGGATGAGGGAGGACCGATGAATGTCTCTACCTGGCGACCCCTTATTGACTGGATTGTGGACGACGTAATCGGGATACACACTCGACACAGTATTGCGCCGTGCAGTCTTTACTTGCGCGACGAATTACCGGCCTCGCGAGTCGGGTGCTTCCCGTGTCTCCATAGCCGAAAGGCTGAGATACGCGCTGTCGCAGAAGACCCCTTCGGTCAGCAGCGACTGGTTCAAATAAGAAGCCTTGAGAAAGAGCTTGGCGACGCAGCGCAAGCCCGTAACCCCGAGAATGCGCGGCCTACCTTCTTTCAAAGCAGAGAGGCTGGCGAATCCTATTGGCCTATCGACGAGGTAATTGCTTGGTCCAAAACTTCGTGGGGTGGAAAACAGATAGAACTATTTACGCCGCGTGATGAAAACGCTCGCGGCTGTATGCTATGGGGGCTTTGTGACATGCCTGACAAAGACGGCGAGTTTAGTGCCTAGACCTGACCTCGATTAACTGGTAGAAAATACTGCCTCGCTCGATACAGCGTGAACGTTAGAAAATCCCTCAAGCAGATTAACTTACTTTACCTAGAGCGGGGCACCACTACCACCATTGGTCGAGCAGCGTGTAGGTAAAGCTCTTGAATCCTGTTAGCGTCACTTGCTTTCTAGCCAAGTCCATAAGACTATCGAAATCGGCACCACGCTTCAGCACCGTGCAGCCTGCTGACCATTTATCAACTTGCTGAGATTCTTGCTTGGATGCCCTATGGATATTGATACCGAAATAGCCTTCATCGACCTTGCCCCAAGCATCGACATTCTTGTCCCTGTTGGGATCACGCCAGACTTTAACCGGCCCCACTTGGGTCAGAGCTTCATACTGGCCGCGATGTTTACCGATTTCGTAGGCACCTCGATATTGGCCTGGACAGAGCACGGCAGTCCCCTTGGTGTTGGACGGGTTCATTAAATGGTAGAACCCTGGGTCGACGGTCGACGGCCAATAGTGTACTCGCCACTCCCCGTCCCACAGATAAGCGCACCCCGTCATATCGTCAAAGCGATTCGGCTGGCTGTTTTCTGGCTTGGCTCGAATTGAGAATAGATTTAAATCGTAGTCGTATTTAGGGTTGTCGAATACTGCGTAACCCAAGGACTTAATATGCGCCAATGGTGGTGGGAGCATTACATCGGTGCCAGCATCATCTCTTCTGCCTGCTTATCGAGCATCTTGAGAGCTTGGGCGTAGTTGCCGGGTTTTTTGCCAGCAGGCAAGGAAGCGTACCACTCATTGTAAGACCCCTTACCGTTCATCTTGTTGTTAAAGCGCTTCATAACTTTCGCCTCTGCGTCTTCTGTAGTGTAGAAGCGAGTGTCAGTTGTAGCCAACGTTCCATCGGAAGAGGCTTTTAAGAATTTTTCAAGGTCATGCACTACGTCATTTTTTGTTCCCATAATAGGGTACTTGCCTGTTTTGGGGTCGGGAAATCTTAACTCAGCATGAAGGTGCGGCCCTGTCCCGGCAGTACCGACTGCGCCGACCACTTGCCCCGGTGTCACCGTTGCGCCCACCTTTAAAGGCGACTTTTTGTTCATGTGCATGTACGTCACCTGAGCTTTGTTTTTGTACTGAATAGTTATGCTGTGCCCACCGCCACCGCGTGCTACCCAGCTTCGCACAACTTTACCATGTTGCATTGCCTTTAGGGGCGTACCTACTTTAGCTGCAAAGTCAGTTCCTTTGTGAAGCTTTTTCTTTTTAAGGGTGGGATGAACCCTTACCCCTACAGGGGAGCTTACCTCCCAAACACCGCCCTCGGGCGCATCGCCTAAAGGATGCAAGAAAGCGTCGGGATTGGCTTTAACTTCATTCTTTACTTCAGGCGTGGCTTTGACGGCCTTCTCTGCTTTTGGAGCTGCTGCAACTGGCTGCTGTACCGCAGGCTTAGGCGCGGCTTTAGGAGCAGCTTTCGGCACACCAAGAGCTTCAGGGCTGCTTACCATCCCAAGTGCTTGGTCCCAGCTTCGCGGCTTCATGCCCTGCGGCAGTGAGTTCCACCACTTGTTATATGCATCCATGCTACCGCCGAACTTCTCAAGCACCATCCCCTCGGCGGTTCTTGGAACCTGTACTTCGGGCATTCGTCTCAACATCTCAGGGACAACCGATTGCCCTTGTGCGGCCATACCTGCTTGTTGAAAGCGATTAAACTGGTCCATGCGCGCTTGGTCTTGTGCAAGCTGACTTGCTTGCCTAGAGCGCTTAAACCTATCAATTAGGGCCTGGTCCCTGGGATGGATAACTTCGCCGCTTGGTCGAGCTAGAGCTTCTGGGATAGTGCCCATAGGACGCTCAAGCATTGGCGGAACATTGATAGGTTCCGGCGGCGGTGCGGGAGCTGCTTGCGGAGCAGCCGCAGCCATAGCGTTTAAGGCGTCTAGCGTAGACGCTCGCTGCATACCAGACGATTGGCTCCTAGCTTCAAGAAGCTCTTCGTCGGTCATCTCTCGGCCAGGAACCATTACCATCTTACTTGCCTTTTTTCTTCTTCTTGGCTTTCACTTTTTTAGGCATAGTTTTCTTTGCCTTCGGTGGTCGCCCTACCTTGCTGCCGTATGTACCCTTACCCTGTGGCATTACTTTCTCCGTTTCTTCTTAGCTGTCTTCGCAGCTTTCTTAAACGCTTTAGCCGTAGGTGCCCCCTTGCTCCCCGGCTTTCGCATTGTCTCGCCCGACCCTGCTTTGATTCGTTTTCGCTTTGCGTGAATGTTCGCGTAAAGACCTTTTCGTTTTGCCGCCATTACCACTTTACCTTGTTTGCCCAGTAAGCTGCGCTCATCTTACCTTTGGAAATGTTTTTGCCATGACGAGCCTTAAAAGACTTCGCCCGTGCTGTCATCTTGCGGTCACCGGTTACGCCCTGCTGACCAAATCGAATCGTCTTAACCTTATCACCAACTTTGGCAACAACAACGTGCGATTTGGTTTTGTGGCTCGGCGTTCGCTTAGGTTTATTGTAGCCGCTAACGCCAGCTCGTTTCAATCGTGGGTCTTTTTTTGCAGGCATATCACCACCTCATTTTTAGACCGGCCATCGCCTGCCAGTCTTGTTTGTTTGCGAATTCTCCGCTTGCGAATGCGACGACATCTTTGCCAAGGCGGACATCAAGATTAGCAATCCCCCTGGGGCCAGCATTGTCAACAACAGCACCGAGTAGTAGGTCAACCGCATCCTTCGGCAGACTCTCCGCTTGCGCCAAGCCTTCCGCCACAGCATCAACTACTCCTTGGGCTTTCCCACCGCTTCAGTTGCCTCCGCAGCGATGCGAGCAGCGTCTACCTTAGCGCCGCCGAGAGCAATTGCGGCTTTGACTGTCTTGCGGGCGTTTGTGTACGCAGCGCCACAAATTACGGCTGCGATTGGTCCAATGACCTGAGCCCATTGACTGTCTGAGAAAAGTGCGCAGAGTGTTCCCGCAAGCATTCCCAGAATAGAAACCCAAAACTCGGTGGACTTGACGCCCTTTGTCTGTCCTGAAATCATTGTTCCCCCCTAACAGCCATAGCCTGCGCTCGGCCTCTTTCCTCAGCTTCTTTGAGTCTTACGTCTTCAAGCAGTTTGAAAACGTTGGCTCCTGTTTCAGTTGTTACCCTATTCATGTTGTCTGACAAGGTTTCAACTTTAGTCACTTTTGTGTGCACGTCATCAATCTTATCATTGATGCGCTCAAGCGTTTGACCAGTTGCGGCCAAGCACTCCGTCATCTGCCCCATTTGATTTGCAATTTCAGTCTGATGCAAATCAACCTGAACTGGCTTGTGACCATTGCCCATCTTTTTATCGACGAGTTTTTCTATCACTTTGATGAGGGCCATTAACGTGGCAAACATCGCCCCCGCTTCTACCATGCCCCCCTCCACGTCAATCACCACCCTCAAGCTGCTCAATGCGGGCGGTTAGCTCCTGGACTGCTTTCACAAGCACTGCCGTGAGGTGCGAATAGGATAAGGACTTTCCGCCAGTCGGCACATTGAATCGTGCTTTCTCCTCGCGAGCAGGATCAATCTCTTCGCCGTTTTCATCAAGCTTTGCAGGTTTAGCCGTAACATCAACAACTTTATCTTGCATGACTGCATCGTCACCAAAAACAACCTCGGGAATGATTGCTTCCATTTCTTGGGAAATAAAACCAATGTCTTCTTCGCCTGTTTTCTTGAGCTTGTATTTGCGCGGTTGCATTTGAAGAACTTCGGCCAACCCGTAAGGGATGTCTACAATCTCTTCCTTGTGCAACACGTCTGATGCATCGGTCCACACACCAGCTGCCGTTAGCTTTGCACCACTATCATCTCGGATTGAATCACCGGATCCGGTGTTGTTAATTTCTAGCCCATAAGGGTTGTTGGTTGTGTCAGTTTGAGAAATTTTTATCGCTGGCCGGTCACTCGTATCCGCCCCAACTAATACATGCAATTGAGCATCACTGGTTGTTAAAACATCCCCGAGGTTTAACGCAGAGTAACGAGAATAAGATCCGTCTGTTCCAGTTGAAAACCTTATCCGATCCGAGCCAGATCCTGCCAAACCCGTTAAATAAACATCATCAAAATAATATCGAACAAGGCCATCTTCTTGGAACAGCTCAAGTTGTCTTTGACCGCTGGTAATTTGGGTATTCCCGCTCCCCTTCACCTGGAACCTTGTGTCACCGTGACCAGTTTTAACGACAAGCTTGTTGCCGTCTGTGTTACCAACTGCATTGGTAATTGCATTGGTAAGGGCTGAGTCCACCGTAAATTGGTTAGC